AAGTTTTGTAAATGGTGTGATGCAAACGAAAAAATTCTTCAATGGGGTAGTGAAGAATTTCATATCCCATATATCTCTCCCATAGACAGAAGAGTTCACAAATATTATCCTGATTTTATTATTAAGGTAAAGGAAAGTTCAGGACAAGTTAAAACTTATGTGATTGAAGTTAAACCAAAGAAGCAAACAAAACCACCAAAACAACCCAAGAGACAAACCAAATCATACATTTATGAATGCACAACTTGGGAAGTCAATAAAGCAAAGTGGAAAGCTGCTCAAGAGTTTTGTGATGATAGGCGCATTCAATTCAAAATTATCACAGAAGACGAACTGGGAATCAAATGAATCGTATAGAACCAGTCATCTCAGATATAAAAACTGAAGGTGATGTTAGAGATAGGATGACTTTAATTACATATGCATTGAATGATACTGTAGCACCTATACCTGAAGTTGGAAACATATGTACCTTTTATTATTATGCCAAGACTCCCAATATTGAGTACGACCAACACCCACTAGTTGCAGTGACTGAATTATTCCAGTGGGGTTTCCGTGGATTTAATTTTCACCACAGAGATTATAGACAATATACCTGGGGGGAATTGGGCGGTCAGGTTTATATTGTACAACAAAATGAACTTGATGACTTACTCTCATTACAATATGGAAAGTTTGTGCTAAATAGATAAAAAAAGGCGTAGATGGCTGACAACACCGCTACTAGCAAAATAAGTACATTAAAAATATACACAGGAAACAAGCAGCAACGCCGTGCGAAAAAAGGTCCTTCCAAGAACATTTATATTAAAACTAAATTTACAAAAGTAAATGATGTGGATGGATCTCCTAGAATTGCAGTAGAAGTTAGAGAATTTGAAGACGGTACTGGAACAGATGCTGGAGTTTTGATAGCAACGGGCAATTCATATTTAAATGATGCGAGGGGTACTGATGGAAATCCCATCCTTGGAGGTGATGATTCTCAAAAATTTTCTCTCCAGCCTGTATCCACAGAATTTTATACACCAAGTGCTGCTATAGTAGAGCAACTACAATCAAAAGGAGGAAAAATTTTTAATGAAGTAAAAAGTCAAGCAGAGAAAGATGCTTCAATAAAAGCGTTAGTTAAAACTGCTAAAGAACAGCAAGCTCTTAGAGCTGTTACAGATAGTTCATCTAATAGAGATAGTAGCGAAAAAGAGACTGCTCCAGTTACAACTGGCGTCGACGTGAAATCGATCAATAATTTAACAATATCTGACAGAACAACAACTAGACAAAATTATATCAATGATATAATTTTAAGATACCCAGAAACTATTGATGCAAATACTCAAGATACTTTAAAAATAGATGTTTTTAAGTTTTCTCCTAGAAAACTGGATGGTAAGTTTTCATTTGCGACCAGAGGAGCCAGAGGATCTACTAAAGATGGAGGAACAAGAACTTCAATCGGATCTGTAATTCTCCCTGTTAGTAAAGTTGCAGATAAGAATTCTGTTGGATGGGGTGGAGAATCTATGAATGCCTTTGAGGTGGCATTGGCAGGGTTGGCACTCAGTAGTATAGAAAATGGACCTGAAGGATTCGCTAATGCCGCAACTAATATTATAAATGGTGCTTCAGATGAATTATCAGGAATAAAAGCAGCAACATCTATTTTCTTCACTCAAGCTGCAACAGGTACTACTGGTCTCTTAGCCAGAACTGCAGGCGCAATCATTAACCCCAACTTTGAGTTATTATTCAACGGACCTAAACTTAGAACATTTGCATTCACATATAGAATGAGTCCAAGAAGTAAAAACGAGACTCTGATGGTTATGAGAATAATTAGAATGTTTAAGCAGTCTATGGCAGTTCAAAGATCATCTTCTAATCTATTCTTAAAAACACCGAATACATATCAATTAGTTTTTAGAAAGGCTAAATCTGAAAAGCATGATTTTTTACCTAAAGTTAAAGAGTGTGCTTTAACATCATTTAATGTAAACTATACACCTGATGGAACATATTCTACTTTTGAAAACTCATCAATGACATCATATGAATTACAATTCCAATTCAGTGAACTTGAACCAATATATAATGATGATTATAAAAATAGTGAGAATGATCCAGACACATCTATAGGTTTCTAAAATGTCAAATTCATATTTTCGCAACTTACCAAATTTTGAATATGTAAATCGTACAAATGATGGTAAAAATATCTCCGATTATACAACTGTTAAAAATCTTTTTAAAAAAGGAAAGTTGAGAGAAGATATATTTCAAGACCTTACTTTTTTTGACAAATATTATATTAAAGGTGATGATCGCCCAGACAATGTGGCAAATGAAATTTATGATGATCCAACATTAGATTGGGTAATCTTACTATCAAATAATATATTAAATGTTCAAAATGAGTGGCCTCTAACTCAAGAAAGTTTTACAACATATATGTTGGAAACATATTTAAATTTTTCTTTTACAGCAGATACTCATCACTATGAATCAATTGAAATAAAAGATCCTGATGGAAATTTAATATTCCCCAAAGGCCTGGAAGTTGATGAAGATCAATCTGTAACATACTATGATAGAGGAACGGAATCCTACGTTGAAATTAAAGATATGGTTACTGAAGTTACTGTCTATGAGTATGAGGAAAAACGTAATGATAAAAAAAGAGAAATTTTTATATTAAAACCAAGATATCTAAACTTAGTATTTGATGATCTAGAAGAAATGATGGAATATAAAAAGGGTTCCACTCAATATGTGAATGAAACCCTTAAGCGTGCTGATAATATCAGACTATTTTAACTGATTATATTTAATCACTCCTCAGCAAGACGTTGAAAGTAACTGAGAGCATCGTCTTCATCTTCACTGGCAGAAGAAATGCTACTGAGTTGAGAACTCAGTTGCTCTGGAAGTTCAGACTTCTGTTGACGAGAAGAAAACTCTGGAGTAAATGATCCACGATCATTATCCTCATTGGCAGTGTCTTCATCGTAACGAGCACGAGAAGAAGACTTCTGACCCAGAACCATCTGTAGACGATTCTGTAGTTGCTCATAAGACTTGAACTGATCAGATGCAGTCAGTGCTGTAAGAGAATATTCTTTCTTCCAGAGAGCCTCCAGTGCATCATCATCATCAAGGAGAGGTTCAATAGAACCAAACTCAGATGAATCATAGTTCCAGTAACCTGCAACTTTCTTCAGTTTCAGTTTAAAGTTTGCACCCTGCCAGAAATCAAAGGGATTGATTGGAGTCTCATCCTCAAACTCAGGTTGCATTGCTTCCATGACCTTATCAAAGATCTTCTTACCAAACTTATACAGGAAGACACGACCTTCATTCTGAGGGTTTGCTTTGTCCTGCACAACATAAATGTTGGCATAGTAAGAGAGTTTGCGTTTCTGCTTACGAACAGTTTCTTTATCTGCATCAATACCACTGTTCCAAAGCTCACGATTGTGCTCTGATACAGGATCTTTACCTCCATTAGTGGTCAATGAGTTCTCAATGTACCATCCACCAGGACCTTGGAAGGCATGGGAGTACATCTTTGCCCAAGGCAGGTCTTCTCCCTCAGGTGCAGGCAAGAAACGGATGACTGCATATCCATTACCAGTCTTATCCATTTCAGGTTTCCAGAGACGATCGTCTCCACCACCACTAGTATTATTCATTTTCTCAACTTCCTTGACCAACTTAGAGGTCAGGGAACCAAGAGACGATTGCTTTTTAAGATTTGCGAATGACATTCGGATTTTATACGGATTTAGTTTGTGTGTACTTCGTTATTCTACTGGGCAGATTGGTCTTTGTCAATCTGCATTTTCATAATTCCAATCATCTGATTCATTTGATCAAACACTGTTGTGATGTCAACATCGCGAGGGAGGCCCATCATCAAAGCAGAATCAGCAATATTTTGCTTCATCAATTTTGCTTCTGGATCATCAGATAAAGAAAGTCTTGCATAAAGAACTTTTTGTTTGTTAAGTAACTTTTCAAGAAGTTCTATATGGTGCAATTTATCACGATTATTCATAAAGGCAAAGTTCATTGCACTAGAGTAAACCTCTTCTTGCAATTCAGAAATCCCTACCATTTCTGCCCTTACTATTTCTGAATCAAAAAAACTCATTTGTTTTGGATTACTACTTTTTTCAAAATAGTTTTGTAACGTTGTACATCAATATTTAGAAAAGGAGAATATTTTTTCATTTTCATACTAACAATTTCCCATACAGGATCAGTTAGATTTTTATCCCACTCTTTTGTGTAATTTAAAATACCATCTAGGATTATCATAGTCTCAATAGAAACACTTCCACGTAGGTGTTCCTTAAGTATTTGTGGGTGTCGGGATCCATTCAAAGCAAACATAGAATTAAAATCACTATCATCAAAGATTTTTTCTACTTCTTG